GCCGATGCTTACCGTGTCACCCAGGACGGGAGCGGTTAAAGCCGATCCGTCCGTCTTGAAAGCCGATAGTAAAAGCTGCTTGTCGCCTGCCTTAATCAGTGTCCCGTCAATCTGTTTCGTTCCATAATCGAATATTGCGCCATAAGCCGTCTGCGTTGATGTACCCGCCCCGGTAAAGCCGCCCGTTGCCGGGTTGTAAGTTCCGGCGGTCACTTTCGTGAGTGTCAGGCTTTGGCCTTTGCCCTTTAATAGCTTCTGAGCGGTATTCTGTAGGCGCGTGTAAAAGGTCATGATCGTATCAACCCCATCGAACAGCCGCCACCGCCCGCCTTCAAATACGGTGAAAGAATCGCGTCAATCGCCCTGTAGCGCGTGAACTGTGGGGAGGCTTTGTCATACTCAACTTCAATCTGTCCGACCTTTTCACGGGCAACCCCTTGCGTTAAGTCCGGGTTCAATTCAGCCGCACTTGCTTTCAACGCCAATTCAGCGCAGGCGTTCTTTACTTCAGTCGGCACGATGTCGGAATCAACAGCATAGCCTTCAACTTCAACATCATACCGAGGCCAATCAAGCGCCTGATCTTCATTCACCTTGTAGCCTTGCCAGCGGGAGCGGTAAACCTGCCGCATAAAATCAGTGGCTTTTCTAAGTGCCGCTTCTCGCAAAGCATCGGTTGTAAGAGCAGCCCATGCCGTATTGCCTCGTACGGTGTGATAATTGGAGGCGTCGGCTACCGAAATGTAGCTTTCCGCCCCCGTTACGACTGATCCATCTTCAACGATCAAGCTCATGATTTCACCTTAATAAGCGGTTCCTAAACTGATCCGCCGCCAGTTCGCATCGGCAATCGTGTTTGTCGCAATGCAATGATAAAGATACGACCCATCCGCGCAGGTTTCGTTCGCCACGCCCACGGTTCCATCAACGCCGCCAGAAAGGGCCGTTGCCCCTCCCGCCCAGCTTGCATTGGTCACGGTCTTTTCCAGGGCTATGGAGTTCCCCGCCACGCCCTTAACCTTTGCCGTGACAACCACCTTGTCCGTGTCTGCCTTAACTGCGCTTACGTCTGCATGTGCCACGGTCCCGGTCCCGCAAGTTGTCCCCTGTCCCGTTCCAAGGATGGCCGCAACAAGGTTGTTAATGGAATCTTCGGCAGTCGCGCCGATGAGAACGTCATAAGCAACGTCAACGCCTTCACCGCCGGTTAATGTCCCCGCGACCCAAGAGGCGTTGGACATATCGGTTGTCGTGACATAAGCGTCGCCCACGTCCCCGATGCTCTTGGCGGTAGCCGTGAACGTATCCGCCGCCGTCTTTGCCGCGTCGATGGTTGTGTGTGCCGTGGTTCCGGTTCCGTAAGCCGTCCCCTCGCCGGAGGTGCAATTCACAGCGAGGACAAGGTTGTCGATGGAGCCTTCAGCATCCAGACCGATGATAACGTCATTCGCAACCGCCGCGTCATAACCGCCAGAAAGGAATACCGCCGCGCCGTCCCAAGCCGCGTTGTTGCAGTTTTCGTCAATGGCGATTGAGTTTCCGCCGGTTCCGGCTGTTTTTGCCGTGGCGGTGATCGTTGCGGCGTCTTTTTTGGATAATGTGACTGTTGCGTGGGCTGTTTCGCCCGTGCTGTATTTCGTGCCTGCGCCCGCCGCTGCCGTCGCACAAGCAACGAGGTTGTCAATGCAGGCTTCAGCCGTGGCTTCCACAAGAACTTCGTGGGCAACTGCGTCAAGCCCGCCAAGAAGGGTTCCAGCGGCCCATCCGAGGCCCGGAGAATAATCAACGGACGTTATCGCGTTTCCGGCGGTTCCGATGGTCAAGGCGGTAACATCCACCGTATCGCCCTCGCCTTCGGCAGCCGTAACGCTCGGATGTGCAAGCGTTCCCGTCCCATAGTCTGTGCCTTCATTCGTTCCGGCCCCACCGTCATAGGTGATCGCTTCAACGAGGTTCAGTAGGGACTCTTTGGCAGTCGCCCCGATCTTCACGTCATAGGCAACGGCAAGGGTGTCCCGGAATGTGTAGGTGGTTGACCCGATTGTCACGCGTGCGCCGTCCTGCGGGTTCGCCGTGGCGGTCAAAACACCCGTGGCTTTCGCTTCGGTCAAGGCCGTGACGAACTTATAGACGGTCGTGTCAACGGTCACCGTTTCGCCGTTCGCGCCCACATCCGAGAAAGCAAGTTCTTTAGATGCTGCAATAGCGGCAATCTGGTCACGCCAGCGGTAAATCTTTTGAGCCGCGCCGGTTCCGAGGGTGACAATCTCATTTTCAACCGCGTTGCCAACAAGGGTCAAAGCGCCGGAGGCTTTCACACCCGCAGCGTTAATGGCTTCCTGGAATGTATAAACCCGTTCGTTCGCGCCGGTGCCGATGGTTACGGTTTCATTGTCCTCTGCGTTGCCGGTGAAGGTCAGGGTTTTGGAGGCGGCAACGGCATTAACGGGGGTTTTCTCGGGAAGAACATATTCCCCCGCTGCTCCGCGCCCGAGAATTGCAAGGGTCTGGGCGAGAGTCTTTTCGGCGAGGGTGAACGGATCGGCCCCGGAGACAAGGAAGCTGTTTTCCGCCGTTGGGGTTGGAAGGCCGATGATGTCCTTTGTTTGCGCCAAGGTCTTCTTCGCCCATGCGAAGGGATCGGCCCCGGCAACGATGAAATCATTCTCGGCGGTGGCCGGGAGGAGTTCGCTCAGGGAATCCACGCCCGCAACGCCCGCCGCTATCGCCGTTTTGACCGCCTTCTGCGTCGGAACAACATGATCCGAATTACCGGCCATTGTTGCATCCGTGTCCGGCACGGGGACAGCCTGCGAAACCGTCAACGAGCCTGCCGTGCAGATGATGTTAAACCGTTCCGTGTCCGCGTAAGGGCCGAATTTGAATGTCGCGCCGGTGGTGATCGCCGTCACGCTTTGGGCGTCCCCGCCGCCGGGCAATTTTGCCATACGAATGGCCGATCCACTCGCGCCGGAGGCTGCGACTACTGACAAGACCTGCCCAGCGGGGAGGAACAAAGTTGTCTTTTCGTTCGCTGATAAATTCATTTTCTGCTCCTTCTATGTTTAACCGGCGGTTCCGCTTGGGCCGCGCCAGCAACAGGTTCAAAATATTCCTCTTCGCCGGGCTTCATCTGATCCCGGTATGTCGTGTAATAACCGGCATGGCTGGGGTTGTCAGACTTGACCCTCACGACCTCCCTTTGCTTGCCGTCAATCTCGATAAAGATTCCCAAAGTGCGCCTCCCTCATTGAAAGAAGGGAGCGGCCATGTTTCAGGCCGCCCCGTGTTTGAAGATTAAGCACCCGCCATGAGCGCGATGTGTTCGGTCTTGACGGCCTTCACGCCCCACGCAATGGCGATTTCGTAGCGAACCTGCCGATACTGGAGGTATTTCGAGACTTCAAAGGACAGTCCGCTTCTGGGATCGGTGATCGTGGTGCGGTCAACGCCCATGTCGCCGCCTTCAGGCAACGCGGGCATACGGGTTGCCAGAACGATTGCAGACCGCGCAAACGCCATGCTGCGGTTTGCCTTGGCGCGCACTGTGATCGCCGGGGAGGCATTTTCCGAGATGGCGACACGCAAACCGGGTTCCGCGATGACGATGGTTCCACCGTCAGAAACGTCATCGTCACCAGTCACAACGACATAATAATTCGGGTCATTGACAAAGCTGATAACGTCGCCCGCAACGATGCTGCCTGATCCTTTGGAGGCCAAGACAATCGATGTTGCACCAACCACGTGGGCAGCAGTTCCAACCTTGCCGCCGCTATGCGTGCCGATAACGGGACTCTTAATCTGTGCGGATTCGCGAATCTGGAAACCGGCCGCGTTGATGAGAACGCCCTGTGTCGCCATATCCTGCGCGGAGGGGATGACGGAAAGAATGGTCGCCTGTGAACGCAAAGCAGCGCCCGCGTCCGTACCGATAACCATTTTCAGTTCTGAAGTCGGAGCGCCATTATCCATTAAAATTTTTCGTGCATTGGCGGCGTCGGCCAGATCTTTACTGAAAAGGGTGCTGGAACTAGGGACAATAGCGCGCGAACCGTAAAGATACAGGCCCGCAAGGTCGGCTTCTATTTCGTTGCACAGCGTTCTCATGCCCTGGGCGAACTGGTCACGCATAAGGGTGCGAACACCCAACCCGCCGGGGCTGTTCATCTGCAAGGACTCTTCACCCTGCCAACGGATCGGCACATAGCGCGACTTGGTGATTTCCATCGAGATATTCCCGATGGACTGTTCGCCGTCATCAGGCGGCATGGTGTTGGCCTTCACGTCTCCGGCGGTTGCTGCCGGGGCGACGGGGGAATAAACCGTCTGGCCGATGGCCGCCCGCGCAAGCTGGCTGTCGCGGGTTACGGACGGAATAAAGCCCACCAGTTCCCTCGACACAACGTCAAGGGCTTCGTACAAGGTCGGAATAAGATTTGTTAAAGTGTTCGGTGTTGATGGTGATCCCATGATAATTTTCTCCTTTTTTAAAGTGTTTTTTGAATAAAAAAAAGCCGCACCCAGAGAGTCATTTAACCCTTTGGGTACGGCTTAACCGTTTGATCCGGCGCTCATTAAGCCCCGGTCGTTACCTCATATTTTAAAAGAGCGAACTGCTTTAAGCGTCTGTCACCGTTCCGCCGTCGGCAATGAACTTGCTTTTTGCCGCCACATCCAGGCCGTCAAAGGCCGTCCGCGTCAATGATTTTACATTGCCGCCCTTGCCGGCGCCTCCCGGCGCTCCGCCTCCACCGTTCTGCTGCGCGGCGACGAAATACTTTCCCTCTTCGCCTTTGGCCCACTCGCTTACGAAATCAGCAAGAGCCTTGTCGCCAACTTTGGCAATCCGGTTGTCGCCTTCAGCGACAAGCTGAACTTGCCCGGAAAGCATCGCTTTCGCAGCACGTAAATGGACGGGGTTTGTCACGCCCGCCTTGGTCAAGGCATCGGTAAGACCGTTCTCAACCAGAAGCCGGTGCGTCAACTGCGACTCGCCATCATAAGCTTTTTTAACTTTTTCGGCCTCGGACGTGGCCGCCTTCAATGCCTTTGCCGCCTCCGCAAGCTTTGCCTGCGTTGCTTCCAGTTCGGATTGAAGCGCCGCGTGTTCGGCGGGGTCAATCTGTGCATCTTTTGTGGCCTTCTTCAATTTTGCCAACAGTTCCGCATTTTTGGACTGCAAGCCGGCGACTTCTTCGTCCACCGCCGCTTTGATCGCCGCCTTCACTTCCGGGTCATTCAAATCTATCGGCATTTTTCGTCTCCCTTTGGGGCTTTACCCCGTTGCGGATGGCCTCACCATCCTTTGTTTTGAATTTTACCACCAAAAATGGCCATGTCAAGAACTTTTTCACTTTGCCGCCAAAGCCTTCAATTGAGCGAGCGATAATTCCCTTCCTTCACCTGACACTAATTGTTGGAGCGTGATTTTCCCGTCCCTCCAAAGCTGTGCCTTGCCCTTGCCTAACATTTCATCCTGCCACTCCTTGTCGTGCATCCTAAGAAACTGATCCATCGTGGTCTTGCGGTCAATCGGCCCCAGGTCGGAGGCCCTCTCCCCTGTGTCCGGCAATTCAGGCAGGCCCTTGATCCCCAATTCCTTAAACGTCTTTGTGATTGAGGTCAGCACGCTCCGGCAACCCCAATGCCTCGGCGGCCCCCCGTTGAATGGCAATGTCGTGCCGTTGATCGGGTTTCCATCCAAATCCCATTCAGCGCCGGAATAAGCGACACAGGTCGGGCTGTTATGGACGATGATCCCCCCGGCCACATAGCTATTATCGCCCTCGATAGACAGGGAAACGATCTCCGTTTGTTCTGCTACTATTCGCCCTGTGATGAACTTTCCGAAGACGCTTTCTGTTTCGCATACCGTGATCTTGTCCTCTCCGCCTGGATAGCACGATTCTCTGGGGTCCAATATTTCATAGTTTTGACGTGACCGGCTTGCCGTGATTCCTTCGGAACAACAACAGGCTTTCGGCCCTTCATTTTTTCCAGATAAGCAGGGTCCGCCCATTTCTCTTTCATTGATTTCGATCTCGCGGCTTTTCGCTTCGCTACCCACTGTGGGTCGCTTGCCTGGAGTGCCGCCTGCCTTGCATTCCTCGCTGAATTGACTTTCTGCCGGTATTCCGGGTCCTTCCAAAGACCCTTTACTGTCGCGCTTATTCTTTTCGTTCTCTCTGGCGTCATCTGCGTCTTTCTCGCTTCTGCAACATTCTGACGCCAACTTGAATCCGATCTCCGCTTCAAAAGCTCCTGCCCTTCCGCAGTTGCATAAAATCGCTTGTTCGCTGCCGAGACTTTCGGCCCTGCTTTTACCGCAGAGGATTTTATCTTCTCCCGGAAGAGCGCATCCTCTGCGTAGCGTTTCTTCCATCTCTCCCCTGATTCCTTCCGGGATTCTTCCGATCTTCCCACGGTCCCCTCCCCGCCGTCCGTCATGTTGTATCCGTGTGGGGCCTTGGTTTTCATCGTCTTGATGAAATGCTTTTCTAGCAGGAACGCCGCTGCATGGTCCGACGTTTCCGCAAGGATTGTCATTTTCGGGTCGCCGTATTTCCTCCACGCATTGTTCAGCGCATATTCCGCTCCCATATCCGAACGTGATTGGTGTTGGCGCAACCTGTGTTGGGGCTTCCCGGTAACGCCTACATAGCACTTCCCGCTGGTAAATGTCAGGCAATAGACAAATACTTTCGATTTCTCTCCATCCTGCCCTTGTAAGGATTTTATGCCCATGCGCCGCTCTCCCTATTTTTCTTCCATCATAACAGGTTTCGACGCTAGACGCAACAACATTCTTTTCTACAGCCAAGACCTTGCATGGGCTCCCGGTTGTTCCACCTATCACCACATCGCCGGGGACGATGGCCCCTATTGGTTTTTCGCTTCCATCTCCCATAAGGATTTTGGTTTCTGGACTCCAACAGGTATGAGAATCCATCGTGGAGAGCTGCCTCACGCCCTTAATGATGTCGCTGTTTGCCCTGTACGTCGCAAGGCGGGCGTCGGCGGCCACCTGCATAACGGAGGTATGCACTAACGCGAACGCATTTTGACGCGCCCCCTCAAAAATGCCCGGTATGCCGAGCTTTTCCGACCCGGCAACCCGGCGGACAATCTGCGTCATGGTTTCGTTTTGTGCTATCCCCTGCCGGACTTGGGCGGCAAACTTAAATGCCAGGTCGTTGCTCTGTTTCGCCCACCAATCGGCGGACTTTGCACCCTCAATCAGCGAACCGTTGACGACGGCTTTCATCGTGGCGACGGTCGGTATGGACGCTTCGAGGCCAACGGCGACAAGCGGCCTGATCGTGGCTTCGGCTTCCACCTGCGCCAATCCCTCAAAATCGAGCGTGGTTTGAATCTGCCCGTAACCGTGGTCAATCACCGCCTCGCATTGCGTAAGTAGTTTCTGGAGGCGCCCACGCGCGAAATCGGTTACATCCCCGGCCCGTAGCTTCGCCACCAGCTCTGCCCGCATATCAACCAGGACGGCCAGGACTTTCTTCTGTTCGCCCGCTGAAAAGCGCATCAAATAGAGCTGGCGCGTCAAGGCGCGGTCTGCAAGGTATGAGTCAAGGGTTTTCGGCATTAGGGAAGCCTCTTAATTTCAATCCCCGGAAACGCATCGGTCATTCTCTGCAATATCACCGCACAGTAGTTTTCGCTTATCTCAATGCCTCGGCATTTCCGGTTTAAGTTTTGGCAGGCGACCATTGTGGTGCCGGAGCCAAGGAAGGGGTCATAGATGAATTCGATGTCGTGGTTTCGGATCGGGCGTGCCATGCATTCAAGGGGTTTTTGAGTAGAGTGGCCATGACCACTATCATCTCGCGCTGGGATCACCCAGAGGGTTGTTTGTGTTCTATCATCCGTCCTATGCCCAGGCTTCCCATCGCGGACTGCATACCAACACGGCTCATGCTGCCAGTGGTAATCACCTCTGCTCAAAGCCATGCGGTCTTTTGCCCAGATTACCTGGTTACGAATTAAAAACCCCGCCTTTTCGATGGACGCCTGAACTTCGCTGGCACGCCGACCGTCGTGCCACACATAGGCGACATCGCCCGTAAAAAGGAGCCATGCCGGTGACCAATCAGCAATGTCATCATTGGTCACCTTCCCCATCTTGTTTTTGTTTTTATTTACCCCAGCTTCAGCCCGCCACTCCGGGTCATACTCAACCCCATAGGGTGGATCGGTAACCATTAACAGGGGCTTTTCTCCCCCCATAACCCGCCCCACGTCCTCTTTTTTCGTGGAGTCGCCACATAGTAGCCGATGCTCCCCGATCTGCCAAAGGTCGCCCGTTTTTACCTTCCAAATCTTATTCAGTTCAGCGGCCCGGTCAATCTGCGGTTCGGCGTCGGCAGGGTCGGCTTTCTCTTCCACAAGCCAATCCTCCGGCAAATCCACGCCCCACTCTACCAGAGGCAGGTCGCTCCACTCATTTGCCAGCAGGTCAAAGTCGAACTCACCGTTGCTGATATTGTCGCGGATGATGATTTCGCGTTCTTTGGCCTCGTCAAGCCCTTCAATCAGGAACGTCGGCACTTCCTTCAGCTTCAGGGATTTAGCCGCCTCATACCGCTGATTCCCGGCAATGATGACCATTTCCCCGGTGCGATTGGACAGGATGATGGGCCGGGCCTCAAAATACTTCGGGTTGTCGCGTATCGAGTCGCACAGGGTCTTGAACTGCTTGTCCCGAATAATGCGGGGATTGTTCGGGAGCTTCTTCAATTCATTCAGCTTGCGGTATTGCATCTATTTCCCCCGCTCTTCTTTGCGTAAGCATAACCCGTAGCTTCCCAAAGCCTCTTCTATGTTAATAACAGACTTATCCCCCATATTTCCCATTGCGAGGAGGTCTTTCCGTGAATATTTTAATAAGTCCGCCACGGTGAGTACGCCGTTTTTTTTGAGGATATGCAGCGACCGGGACGATAGCGAGTGGAGTTCCTCAATAGAAAAATCAAAAACACCTATTCGTTCACCTTTGGGCATCATCGCTTCAATCTTTTGCAAAGCCTTATTCACAATGAGCATTGAAATTTCATCGACAATTTTGCTTATATTAAGCTGTATTGTCACTATCCCTTTTCCGTGGTCAATGGTTTCCATTTTAGCCTCCTCCAAAAAGTTTAAACTGTTTTATTATTCCCCCATATCCGGCATACGCGGCCCCTCGCTCCCTATTTGCGCCTGCATTTCCTCGAGGGTCAAATCGCTGGCAATTACCTCTTTTTTCTGCAACTGCTCGAAAAGCACCTGCATGGAAATTGCTCCGGTTTGCCATGCCGAAACAAGCGCCGACAATTCCTGCGGGGTCATTTCCGGCGGCAAAAACTCTTGATTCAATTCCACGGTGCATTCGGTGTCCGAACCGGCCCACTTGCTGAACAGCGTCAAGGCCTGTGTCAGCGCCCGACTAATCGTGGACGCAATCGAGGACAGCACGGAGCTTTCGCCCGCCCGGTGAATTTGGGCCGTCTGCGCGGTTTCCGTGGCCTTCTTTTCAGCGGTTAGAAGCCGCGCTCCGAGAATAGCCATCTGCGCCTCTGTCCGTTCCAGTTCTTCGACAATAGCCGACAGCCCCTGTCCGGTGTATTCAAGGAATGAAGCCTTTGCCTGCGGGTCGGGCAGCACAAGGAAATGCGCCGCGCCGACGTATAGTTTGTCGTTCTCGTTTTCGGGCCGGTAGCCGGTAATAACGCCCGTGGGCAGGCCGGTGAAGTGGAGGCCGTGCTTATGATCCGCGCTCATGCGGTAGTGGTCGAGGTTGAGGTCAACCAAGTCCAGGAGAGGCGGGAGGTCAAGCTGCGGCGTCGTGTCATCAACGCCCAGGAAGAAAAACGGGATGAAGTCAAGCGGCTTGCCGTTCATAACAGGGAATATATCGCCGCCTATCTGTTCATCTTCGCCCTTATCATCAATGCGGAATACGCGGACGCGGTAAGCGCCATTAAAGAGGTCAAGCACTCTGTAACGAGTTTCGGTCTTATGCTCAAACTCGTTGCCTTCCAGCGCGGCTTCCTCGGTCAGCACCACCAGCGTCAAGACGGTTTTGTTGCCGATCCACGCGGTTTTCCAGTTGATGATATTTTCAGCCTCATACCGTTGCATGACGGGGCGTAAATTCAGCTTTGCGGCTTCGGCTGCGGTCATGCCTTCGGTGGATTGCGAGGGGTAGTCAACGAGGATCCCCACGCGCCCCACGGTCAGGGTTTCCATCGCAATCTGTTGGGCGAAGGTAATAAACGACACGCCGGACATGGTTACGTCTTCCAGAAGGGCATTGACGCTCTCGGATGTTTCAACCACCGGCGGCCGGCGAAAGAGCATCCCGGTGAGCGCCTGAATCGTGCGCCACGTTGCGCCGAACCATTTTGCGCGTGTCTTATAGGCCTCATAGTCCTCGGTCGTTTGATCCTTCAAAGAGGGCAAATATCGCGTTCCGGCGGCCTTTACCGCGTCATTCCCGGCGACGGTATCACGGCAGCGCTGCCATTTTGTAGCCATTGCATCGTATTCGGGGTGCGTCTTACTGACTTGGCTTTTCGTTTCCATGTTTTCTCCTTATATTCCGACGATTTTTAATCTGCTCATTGGCCGAATGATCGGCATTTCATAAGCGACAAAATAAGAAAATGCCTCGTTCATGTGGTCAAAGCCGGTTGTTTTATCCGGCTCCCCGTTGTCATCATATGCCTGCTGTTCAAGGCAGCGTGCCAGCGTGGGGCATTCTTTCGCGTTGACCCATAGTTTACCGGTCTCGAACGCCTTATTTGCCGCCAGGACACGATCCTTGACGGCGGGGTTTGACGGATTCGCCCGCACTGTGAAGCCCGCCTGCGTAAGCAGGGAAATGTCTGACTTCGAGGCGTCAACGGTCTTTCGGCTCCCACCGCTTGCGTCCGGGTAAACGATGATCCGGTGCGCCTTTTCTTGCCAGCGTTCCTTCACGATCTTAATAAGCGCCGGTGTGTCAAATACGTCCTTCAGCTCCGCAACGGCATGATAACCGTTCGCCCGCTGAACGATAACGGCGGAGGCCATTTTCCCCACGTTGAAATCCTGGCCGATCATCAAGGGTTCGCCGTCCTGAATTGTCTCCGTGGAGTTGTGAGCGTTCCGGTTGTACGCATAAAACACCGTTCCGCTTGTCAGGTTGACAAACCGCCCCATCAAATAGGCTTCAATCAGCTCTTTCGGGTATGATTCAAGCAGTGAAGGGATATAATCGGCGGGCAAATGTTTTGCGTTCTCATAAGTGGAGGCCTGAACCAGCGCGTGAGTTTTTGTCAACTCCGGGTTGTCCTGTAATGCCTGAACGAATTTCTTATGGCAAAAGCGGAAACCTTCGGGCGTGGTTGTAACGTCAATGCCGTTCTTCACCCCCGGTATATTGTAACGCAGGCGGGCGATGATCTTATTCCATGCCTCTTCCGCTTTGTTTGTCGGCAGCGTGTCGAGTTCGTCAATCAGTGCGTTCCCGATTTTAAAGCCGATGATGTTTCCCGGCTTGTCCATTGACCGGCAAATCGTTGTCCCCCGGTATTGACGCCCAGAAAAAAAATGCACCTCGTGGGTTCCTGTTTTAATTTCAAGTCGCAGGCCGTGGCGCTCCGCCACCTCTTCGATGGTCGGATAGAAAATATCCCGGATCATGGGATAAGTCGGCGCAAAATAACCCTGGTTGACGCCGGGGTGCTGGGCGAAACGCTCGCACATAGAAATGCAGCCGGTATAGGTCTTACTGCTTCCAAAGCCCCCGACAAACGCCCGGAATTTATGCTTCAAGGGCATAAACCGGCATTGTGGGCCATTGAGTTTAATTTTCCGTTCCGTCTGTTCTTGCATCTTCAAACTCGTATTTGATTGTAATCGGCACAGCATCGCTTTCGTCGCCTGCCAGGGGCGTGTCCCTCATATCGAGGTTGTTTTTCGCGTGGAATATCCAAACAGCCGCGTTTTTTTTGGCTAACTCAAACCCGGCCCGCCGCAAGCTGATTTTGCCGACAATGCGCTTTTTGGCGAATACATGGGAAAATGTTTCTCCATAAGTTTCCTTGCACCAGCGTTCAAGGGTCTTGTGTGTAATGCCGAAAAACTCATTGATCTCTTCAAGTGTGCATTGAAGTGCGCACAAGTTCTCAAAGTTTTTTTGGTCAATCTGTTTTTTCGGTCGTCCCATCTTCGCCATGCTTCATCATCCCACTCCGAAAAATGTTGTCAAGAACCGTTTAACCTCATCAACACCAGCGCCGTCTTAATATCCACCCGCCGGCAGTTCACCGCGTCATAAAAGCTCATACTCTCCGATGTCAGCCCGCACATAATGCAGCGGTCAATATTGGCAAGCTGTCCCAGCCGTACCTGGTTATGCTCAACCGGCCCCCCGCACTTGGGGCAATGATCCCCGAGACTTATGTCCCCGTTACGCTTCCATAGCGGCGAGCGGCGCTTGCTTTCATGATCCCTCCGCGCCTTCCGCGACTTAAGCGTGTTGACGTTGATTCCAATTTCAATCGCAATGTCGCGCAGGGTTTTATTCGGCATTTATGTTTGTTCGCTCCCCTCCTAAGCGTTCACGTTCGATAAATCCCCGGCGTCCTTCTTTTCAACCTTCTTCCGGAGCTTGTCGTATCGCTTGTGTATGTCCATGTATGCCCGCTCAACCTGGCGGGCGTGATCCCCTCATTTGTTAAGGGCCTCGGATAGCAAGATGATTGCGGCGTTTTCTTCTGGTTTCATGTTCGTTGTAAATTCCTTATCGTTTGTGTTTTGGCGTCAAAAATAACCTCAAACCGGCCTGTCTCTCCATTGCGGTGCTTGGCGATGTCAAATTCAGCCAGTCCGCGCTTTGGGTTTTCTTCTGATTTGTTGTAAACTTCGTCGCGGTAAATGAAGATGATAATATCCGCATCCTGTTCTATCGCGCCGGATTCCCGCAGATCCGAAAGCATTGGGTGTTTGTCGGGCCTGCCGTCCACGTTGCGGTTTAACTGCGATAATCCAATGACGGGTATTTCCAGCTCTCGCGCAATGGCTTTTAGTGTCCGGCTGATTTCAGCTACTACCTGCTCCCGGCTATCGTGCTTTCCTGTTACCCTGACTAACTGGATATAATCGACGATCAGGAGCCCCAGTCCGTTTTCTTTTTTAATTTTCCTGGCCTTGGCCCTGATTTCTTGCGGCGTGATGTCGGGTTTGTCGTCTATAAAAAGCGGCCACCTGGATATGGCACCCGCAGCGTTTACGGCCATCGGCCATTGCGTGTCGGCCAACTGCCCGCGCCGCAGATTACGGTAGTTGATCCCCGATTCCCTCGCCATGATCCGGGTCATGACTGAATCGGCGTGCATTTCCAGGCTGAATAATAAAACCGGTGTGCCGGTTGCTGCCACCGTAGCCGCAATATTCCCAGCAACGGCGCTTTTCCCCATGCCCGGCCTTCCAGCCAAAATAATTAAATCGCCACCAATCAATCCGGAGGTTGCGGAGTCCAGGTCTGCTATCCCCGTGGAATGCCCTATCATTGAGAATCGGTTGTTGTGCCGGTATTCAATCCCAGCGAACGTGCTTTTGCAGATTTCGCGGGCGTTTTTAAGAGTTCCTGATTCCCTGGTAAGTGATAGGTTCAGGATTGTTTTTTGCGCTTCTTCAAGTTTGGTTTTGCCTTCACTGGATTGATCATAAACGGCCTCAATGATCCGCGATGCCTCTGATATGATTTTCCTTTCGATTGATTTTTCTTTGACGATTGCCGCATAGGAATTAACGGAATAGGCGGACACAACGGAATCAACCGTTTCCGCCACATACACATTGCCACCGGCTTTTTTAAGGCTCCCGGATGCCGATAGGCTCTCGCAAACCGTAACCAAATCAGCAACCTTGCCAGTGTTCAGCAGTTCGATAATTGCTGCATAAATCAGCCTGTTTCCGGTGTGATAAAAATCATCAGGCAACAAATTGCATGTGATTTTGTCAAACACGCCGTTTTCAACCATCAGCGACCCAATAACGGCTTGCTCTGCTTTTTCGTCGTATGGCATTGCTCGTTTGTTGTCTGTCATGGCGCTATCCCCACCCTACAATTCACACATCCGGTTTCCGTTAGGTCCGACCTGGTTACGCGCCCACCACATACTGGGCAACTGACAATTAACGGCGGTGGATCACTGGCCTGCGCCTGACCGTTGCCGTTTCCGTTTCCTATTTTCGCCCAGTTGTCGCGGATCGCATTCATAAACGCCGCATCCCAATCGATATATTTGTAGTCCTTTGCTCGACACTTAAGTTTGAATGATTCAAGGTGGTCTTCAAGGCAATTGTGTTTTTTATCTGCCGCCCACTTTTTTACCCGTTCTGATATTCCAAAATTTTCAGGAATTGATGTTTTCGTCTTCCGCTTATCCCTTCCCTTCCTATTATCCCTTCCTATTATCCCTTCCTCGGGTGTTTGGTCGCCGACTGGTTGTTGAGCGTTCTCCGACTGGTCGTCGAATAGTTGTGGAATTGGGTATTTAGAATTTGGCTTTTCGATCTTCTGGTGTCGCCAACCGGTTATAATTAAATACTGTTTATTATCAACGTGGTATGTTTTAATGAGACTGTTCTTGATAAGCTCTTGTAAAAGGTTTTCAATGGTTGTTATCTTAAAATCATCGCCCGGAAATATCTCCATCTTGATGGTTTTTGGAGAATACGGATGAATCCCCTGGTCGTCGCAGAAGTTCCAAAGGCCGATGAATAGTAGGCGAGCGGTCGGCGAACATTCGACGACTTGTTCATCTGTCCAAAACTCTGGTTTTATAGTCCTGATCCTTGACATTTTTGCGCCCCCTGAGCGCCCGAAAATTAAACGAGGGAAGCCGGTTCGGGTTGCCGGTTTTCGGTTATAAGCCTATCCCCCGCTTTTCTTTGTAATTCACTTTCCAACACTTCAATTTCGATTTCCGTCAACTTTATGAGCTGGCGCTTTAATTCGATCCGCCGTTTCAGTTCATCTTTTCTATTCATGTTTTCTTTTTTCCCTCTTATACATTTTCTCTTTTTCCCGCCGGCAGACAGAGCAGACTTCCCGTTTGGGTGTGCATTCCATCGGCTTACCGCAGACTGAGCAGGGCTTGATTGTAAGTGGTGCGGATATCATAAATAAGCCTTTAACTTTTCATAGCATTCGAGCTTCCATGCCGCCGTGTTCTTCTGGATACGGTTGCGTTCTTCACGTAGCTTGTCGAAAAACTCTTCCGTCCTCACGCCGGTTGCCACCAGGACGGACTTGAAATCTGGATCGTGGTGCGCCGATAAGCCGCCCATTGTGTGATGATATGGGCAAAGGGAAATCCCGGCGTCCAGATTGTAACGCATGGTGACATAGCGCCTGGAATACAGGTGGTGGGGGTGAAGCTGGGTATAGTGGATATTACAATCCGGGTATTCGCATCGGCGTCCGGCGCGTTCAATTACCGCTTGGCCCCATAGTTTAAGCAGTTTCTTGTCGGATATTATTTTCAGCACAACCCAAACCTTTCGGCCAGCCGGACGGCGCCGTAAACAGCAAGAAACGCCCAAACCCACAGAACCAGGGTCAGGCCGATAATCGTAGCCAGTCGTGCTAATGCGCTCCACTGTGTTTTCATGCTTAACTCCCCGCAGAGTGTTTCGGTTGAAAATATTTAAAAAAAGTTTAACGTATCAGGCGGGGTTTGCTGCCTTGGAGGACATGGCTGATTTGTCGGACACTTGCGCCCCCCGCCCTTTATCGTTGGCCTCTGGAAACAGCAGCTCCATAACCGTGACAGCGCCGCCGGTGGCCTGTTGGATCTTTTGCGCCGTTTGTGGGTTTGGTTTGTATTTAAGGTTTATTATCCGCCATATTGTCGGCTGCTTTAGTCCATTAAGTTTGGCGAATTGTGTTGGTGATAAATTATTTTTTTCTAAATAAGCAGATAATGCGTTCATGGTTAAGGATTATACGGATGTGTATATGAAAAGTCAAGAAAAAAATACGCTTGCGTATATTGTGCGGCAAAAAATGAACGACCGGCGGGTTATTTATTGCCTAAAATCAATCAATTACATAAAAATTATCCACTACTGTATTTTTTGCTTGACATATTTATACACTTCTGTATAATAGGCCACAACGAACAAGCAACACCCCGAAGCTCCCGGCTTCAGGTTTGAGCGCCCAAGCGGGCATGACAGGCATAGCGCCTACTCGTTAAGCCGCACGAAGCCACAAGGGACGTTGCACCAAAGACGACAGGTGCAAACAGTAGGGAGAACACGACCCCGGTCGCAAGGGCAAACACAGAACACGGGCGAACGGTAACATCGGATGCTTTAAGGCCGGGATCGGTAACAGACTAAGCCCCGGATCGCCCACCAGGAGGCATTATGGAACGCTTCATCAAAATCTCAACCATCATCGTAGTCACCCTGGCCCTTGTCTTTTGCGGCTTGTATTGGTCACAGACGGTCAAAATCCGGCAGGACATCATGAGCAAGTCCGACGAGGATTATATCCTTATGGTCCTGCGGCAGAAGGCAGCCGACGACTGCGTGCTGCGGGAAGTCCGGGCGGGTGTTTGGAGCTGCACGGAGTTTAAATCCGGCAAAATCTTTATGGTGAGACGATGAAAGTCCTGGTTGCTTGTGAATTTTCGGGAATCGTAAGAGAGGCTTTTAAGGCCAAGGGCCATGATGCGTGGTCTTGTGATTTGCTGCCGACTGAAATTCCTGGTCAGCACATTCAAGGTGATGTTTTAGAAATTCTAAATGATAATTGGGATTTGATGATAGCGCACCCTCCTTGCCAACGATTAACTTGTGCTGCCAATAAGTATTATAAATCCGAGTATGCCTCTCGCTTCCCTAATATCCAAAAAGAAAGACTGGATGCAATCGAGTTTTTTATGGCATTTATTAATGCGCCTATCAACAAAATCGCAGTTGAAAATCCGATAGGGATTATGAGTACGAGATATAAAAAACCAAACCAAGTAATCCAGCCTTATCAATTCGGGCATACCGAAAGAAAGTCAACTTGTTTATGGCTTAAAAACTTACCCAATCTTAAGCCAACAAAAATAGTGGTTCCTGATATCATTGTTCACAAATCAGGAAAAACCGACAGTAGATTGCATTATGAAACCCTTAAACTTCCAAAAGAAGAGCGAGCTAAAGCAAGAAGTAAAACATTTTCTGGAATTGCAAGCGCTATGGCTGATCAGTGGGGATAAATATGATGCAATTATCCATTGAAGACTACATCAAAACAGCCCGCTATGAAGGCCCGGTTAACGCCGATGACTGCGCCCGGCTTGAGGGTCAGACATTGCGGATTTACCGCCTGATGATCGACGGGATATGGCGGACGCTGGAAGAAATAGGACGGGCAACGGGTGATCCGCAAGCGTCGGTCAGCGCACAACTTAGGCACCTGCGCAAGCCACGTTTCGGCGGAAACGTCGTGGACAAGCAGCGGCGCGGGAATCAATGGGAATACAGGCTGCAAAGGAGGGCGACATAGTGGAACTCTATCCGCACGACTGTAGTTATCTAAACACAGAATACGCACGGCAAAAGGACCTGGAGTGCTACGACATCGAGGCGCGGGAAAAGGAGAGGGCCCTTGATGACGGCGAACAGGACGGCAACGAATACAAGAAGTCTATTCCCGGTACGGCACCGGTCACCAAAGGCCGACGTGTTGTATGATTCTGGCGGAGGGGGGACAGTGTATGACCCCCCTCCAAAGGAAAGGAAAGGAAAACATGGAACACAAAATCACAGAAGAATTATTACAGATAGTCGCGGGCGACGTTGAAAAACTGCTGATTGAAAACGCAGAACAAATTGCCTTTGCATATCAAAATATTCCAGACGGGATCAAAGTTTCACTGGGCATTTCTCTTGATCCGTCCAGCCAAGGCGTTGTTGTCAACTATGACCTGTCTTTTGATTTGCAAGAGAAAGCGCCGGCGCCGGAGAAGCACAAGGTCAAATTCAAACACACCATTGACCCCAGCCAAACCGCGATGGAATTTCTCGGCAAGGAACTTCGTGAAGGCCGTATGTCAGTTGAATGTGGCGGCGTGAAAGTTGGAAGCGTAGCATCTTAACCAACCAAAAGGAGAGGAAATGCAGCAGATAATTTTGAGAATCGCAAGGTGGCTGATTAGTTACGTCCCAGGATACCACGTCGCCAAGAACGGCGGCGGACGGAAAAAGAAATAACCCCGACCGCTCGCGCATGAAGATTGGATAACCGGCTGACGCGGTATGTAGGCCGCTAAAGATCGTATAGGGCGCGGCGGCGGGAAATTAAGGAGGTAGTATGGAAAAGGCTTTGTGGTTGGAGGAGAGGCGAAAAGGAATCGGAGGTAGTGACGTGGCCGCCATTATGGGGCTGTCACCGTGGAAAACAGCGTATCAGGTTTATAGGGAAAAAAGAAAGGAGGTTGAAGACTGGGGCGGTAATTCATTGACGGACTGGGGCAAACGCATGGAACCAGCGATCCGGCAATGGTACAGCGACGAAACTGGCCGCGACGTTCGCCTGCCCGACAAGATCATGTATCACCCGCAGCATCCGTTTATGCTCGCCTCGTTGGACGGCTTCACCGATGACGGGCGCGTGGTTGAGATCAAGACGGCCAGAAGCGGCAAGGATTGGGGCGAACCGGGAACAAACCAAATCCCGGATTATTACGCCGTTCAGGTCCACCATTACATGACGATCACCGGGTTTCAGGTGGCCGACATTCCGGTTTCAATCGCCGGATCGTCGCCGTCCCTTTACATTGTTGAGGCCGACAAAGAAATCTCTGAAATGATAATAGAAGCCTGTGCAAAGTTTTGGGAGCGCGTTCAATCCGGCAACCCGCCCGATCCTGTCACCTATGCCGACGCCGTGGCAAGGTTCGGTAAAATCAAAAGCGACGGGTCAATCATTGCCACAACTGAATTGATTGAAGCTATCGCCGGGTTGAAACAAATCCGGGCGCAAATCAAAGAACTGGAAGAACACGAAGAGGCATGGAAAGCGCGGATCATCATCGCCCTGGGCGAACAGGCCGACACGCTCATTGACAGCGCCGGGCAGACGCTTGTCACGTACAAGCTGGCCAACGGCCGGAAGCTGTTTGATTCAAAGTCGCTCGAAAAGGAAATGCCGGAAGTGTATCAGAAATATCTCAAACAATCAGAACCGGCCCGCCGGTTTCTCGTTAAGTAACGAAAGGAGAACACAATGAACGGAAACACAGCACCCGCAATTTATGACGCGCCAGTGGCGACAAGACCGGCAAACGCAGGAGCCGCTCTGGTGGCGGTAGAGCAGGAACGCGCCATTGCCGAAGTTCAGGCGGCAATTATCCTGGCAAAAAAATTCCCCCGCAATCCGATTGAGGCAATGGATCGGATCATGACAGCCTGCCAGCGTCCCGGACTGGCGGAGCAGGCCCTATATTCTTACGCCCGCGGCGGATCGGAAATCACCGGACCGTCTATCAGGTTGGCCGAAGCTATCGCGCAGAACTGGGCAAATTTACAGTTTGGCGTCAAGGAACTCGAACAGCGCAATGGTGAAAGCACGGTTCAGGCTTATGCCTGGGACATGGAAACGAACGTCAAACAGGAAAAGACTTTCCAAGTCAAGCATGAACGCTATACGAAGAAGGGCAAATACGCCCTCGAAGACCCCCGCGACATTTACGAAATGACGGCCAATCAGGGGGCGCGACGCCTCCGCGCCTGCATCCTGGGAATCATCCCGGGCGACGTGATTGACGCTGCCGTAAGCCAGTGCGAACAGACGTTAAAGGCGAAAGCCGACACTTCTCCGGAGGCGCTGAAAAAGCTCATTGAAGCGTTTGGACATTACAAGGTGACGAAAGAGCAGATTGAAAAGAGAATCCAGCGCCGCCTCGACACGATCACCCCGGCCCAGCTTGTCGCCCTCCGCAAAATATACAACAGCCTAAAGGACGGCATGAGCGGCCCTATGGATTGGTTTGACGCGGTATTGACAGAAGAACAGACTCCGCCCGACGCAAGCTCCGCTCTGAAAAGCAAGATCAAAGGGAAGCAAACCGCACAGGCCCACGATGTTCTCGATCCGGCTGAAATGGCCTCCGGTCCGTGTCCCGATAACCCGGAAACGACCTATACGAAGGCATATTGCCAAAACTGCAAGAAGTTTGTCGGCTGTCCGGTGTGGGGAAACAATGGCAAATAAAGGCTATTACCAGCAGAACCGGGCCAGGCTTCTTGAGCTGGCCCGGATTTACCGGGAGCGAAACAGGGAAGAGATCAATCGCAAACAGCGGGAGAAATACGCGACAAACAACGAATACCGCCTTTATCAATTGAGTTACCAGGTGGAATATAACCGGCTTTATGGGCATAAAAAGCATCTTGCAAAACAACTTAGTAAACCTTGACGACCATAGGCCGCACTGGGTGATAAATTGCGGAACGTCTGTGCATGTTGTCCCGGATGCTCTGTTCTGCAAATGGATAAACGGCGAACTTCCGCTGGATGTTGAAATAGCCAGGAGAATATTGGAGGAATGGAGAGATGAGCGAATTACTGATGAAGGCCAGGGAAGACACAAATGAAGCCTGCTCATGGCTCGAACAGGCGATAGAAGCATACCGCGAAGAGTTGGATCTGCGCGATGGGCATGACACCGGAAAGTACGGTGGAGAGATTCAGAAGTCAATTTCGGAACTCCAGTTTATTTTAAGCCGGGTTCGCAGGCTCCATAAAGAGAGCCGGTTGTTAAACCGTGAAATTGTCGAATATCAGAAAGAGCAAGACCGGTTATCGGATTTGGCCGATGCCGTTTCCAGCTAACGTAAGGGTAAGCGGCGCGGCTGTTTCGCGTCCGCTTGACCCGCTGGTTATGCGATTTATCAACAAGGAGGAACTTATGACTGGCAATGAAGACTTGACCGTACAATTTGGTGAAGATCCTCCGTGGGACGATCTTCCGCCTGTTGATCGGGAGAAAGCGAATAAAGAACTTGAGTCGCGGTTGATATTCGACTCCTGGACATGCCGCTTTTGCGGCGGGACATTCGCGGATCGTACACTTGCAATCAAGCACGCCATTGATTGCGATGATAATGAAGATGTGCATTCGTGCGCCACCTGTGCATCGTATGAGATCGGTGAGGACACGCGAGATGGATACCGTCACATCTGCAAGGGGAACCCAAAACGAATAGACACATGGATGAAACATTGCCCGGAGTGGATTGGAGCATAACGCAAAGCTCACATCGAATTTAAAAGACTGGAGGCAGCATGACCACCGACGACAGAAAGATGTTGACCGAGTATCTTGGTGAGTGCTGGCATGAATGGGGATATGTCCGTGGGTCAGTTAAGCAGGAGATCTTCCAGTGTGTTAAATGCGGCGAAACTTGTAAGGGTATCGTTAATTGCCATCAAAAGCAGCGCACCTTCGACAACTGGACTGACTTTGGAGTGCTGTGGGAGTGGGCAAAGAAACAGGAGTGGTGGAAGAAGTTCTTTTGGTTTGTTTTTGATTCCTTACCGAAAGATATAAGAATGTCGGGATTCTCCAATTATCAAAAATATCTAGTTGATAAGGTTGATTTTGCAAAATATCTACTTCAGTTCGGACAGGAGAAGTTAGGATGGAAATGAACTTGAACGATATGATTGATGAGTACAACTATAGATCAGATTAACTAACTGAAAGACAAACTTGCAGCAGCAGAGGAAACCATCAAGAAAATGGCCCGGTGTGATAACCACGGATTGAGGGAGGGATTATGACACAAGAAGAACTTGAGTTGTTAAAGGAATTGCAGCCGGTGATTAGGAAGAATATGGGGTGTGCAGAAATCGGGGATAACATAACTTATATCAGTTCTAATGGACCAGATGTACACGGAACAATAGCTCTGGACAGAGAAATACTGATTCCCGACGCTATCTCCCGTGATCCTGAACGTCCACAGCGGGGGCTTTGGGGGATGATAGACTGGTCACAAGTTTACGCCTCTATTGATAGAGATGGAGACTTAGACACTGGCACTGGTCATGATAGCCCATATCTGGTGTTATTGAATACGCTGAAATGGCAGACAGAACTGGAGCAGAAATGAGAGACTACCAAGGTCGAATCTACGAAGACGACTGCATCTGCCCAGATTGTATTCACTGTGACCAGGTAGCAGACGAGTGTCGTAAGGGCCGTTGGAGGTATCCTACAGATGGATGTTTTGATTTTGTTAGCGAAGATGGAAAAGGCTCTGGACTTGGTGAAAGGATAAAGGTGGTGAAAAATGACTGACAACGAAGCCCGACTGCTGACACAAGTGGCCGACATGACGGAAGAGATGGACAGGCTGCGCAGAAAGCTGGCCGTGGCAGAACAGACAAATAAGAACCTCCGGTACTGTGGGAATTGTAGGATGGTGTGCCCCTATATTTGCAGAAGCAGGGGATACTGTTACGATACGTGGGTTTATGACAGAAAGAGAGCGTTTGTGGGGGAGGACAGGAAATGAGCAAGATTGAAGAACTGCGCTTGGGTTTGTCCGGTCTGCAATAAGGAGAATTAAAAAATGAAAACACTATCAAAGGGAGGGAGTGAGATGAAGGATCAACAGATTATATGGATTAACAATCCCAAAATCGCTTGGAAATGGGCCATGGAATGGGTTGAAGAAGCAAAAACTGGAAATCATTATCCAGTTAAACACATTATAGAAGCGGCTAAAAAAATCAAGGATAGATTTTGCACTGATGGATTATGGAGTCCAGGTAGTGAACTTGTATATAATTATTTGCGCGAGGCTGCTGACATGGCTCAATCTGAGTATGAAGACGCACAGCCGGGAATGGAATGATTTATGAGATGTCGCAATCCCTTCGTAAATCAGGTCTTTGTCGTCGAGAACGGGCCTGCAAAGCTACTTATCCGACCCCTTAACCTTGCCATATTGCCTTGCCGCCGTGTACCCTAAATAGCCCACCGAAAAGGTCGCCCACATAGCGTCAGGCACCGCCGCGAAACCGGCCTTGACGTTCTTGTAAAATGTTTCCATCTGTTCAGGAAAGAACACTCCGACAAACGGCGCGACAATCACCAGAGACACCAGCAGAAAATAAAAGACGTACATGAACGAAGGCCTGGCGCGGCTTGTCCATTTATCCTGCGAGGACGCCTCCGCAACCGCAATGCTCAACTTAGTTTGTTCAAGCTGTGATTCTAATTCCTGCGCTTTTAAAGCCAGTTCAGCGGCCTTGTTTGCATCCAGAGGTTCTTTGCCTGTGATAGCGGCGCGAACCGATCGGAGAAACTCCCCGGCGCCGGAAAGAACGCCGCCGACATCTATGCTAGCAAGGTTTATCATTATGCCACCCCATATTTGTCTGAACCTTCTGGAAGGCTCGCCAGTTTGTCACACATGATTTCAAGCGTGAGCTTTTGCCCTTTAATGCGTTCCATTAATTCGTTGAAGGCGTTGCGACTCCCACCAATGAAATCATACCCCTTACTCTTCCCGACTAAAATGCACCCTTCCGTATCGCGGGCCGTGTTGCCGGTGTGAATGCGGACGCCCTCATAATTAGGGACGTTCAGTAATAGCGGCATATTCTTTTGGAAGCGCGGAGAATAAGTAATTACTACCTCATATTTGCCGTAGGGAATGGCCGTCTTACCGTAAATCTTCTGTTCCCGGACTGCATCTTCTAGCGTGTAGCAGAAGAACTCACCGTCAATGAACAATACCCCCGTGGTGGATATATCCGTGAACCATTTTCGGTAAAGAGTCAGGTTCATTTCCAAATCCCCTCACGGATTAGCAACTCTTTGATTTTGTCAATCTCGCCCTTGTCGATATTCCGGCAGTTCCGAAGGGCGTTGACCTCAAACCACAAATCCATCCACATTTCGTAGATTTTCAACCACCATTCAAACGGGTTCATGGAAGTATCCTCTTTATGACGTTTCCGCCGTAATGGATGATTAAGTAAATCGCACCACCAGCAAGAGCGATTTTCAGGGCGTACCAAAAGATTTTGTCTCGCAGTTTTGTGACAGGCAACCGGAACCACTTAAAGTCCTCAAGCTCATCAAGACGCTTCTTGACTTCCTCGCAAAAGATGTCCAGACGCTTGGCGATATTGGCCACGTTATGGGAAAGCCCGTTTGTGACAATCCTCTCGATTTGCTCCTGTTTTTCCTCAATCCGTGCGGATGTTTCAGCGTAGGCAATCTGCCTGATAATCATCCCGTCAAGTTTTTGGTTAATGTCTCTCAAGGATTCAACCAGTTCATGATGCGCCCCACATACCCAAGTCTGCCGCCGTTCAGTCTGTTCATCCATTCCGCAAGCACCGTCCTTATTAGATTATTACCGTATATTTATTCCCAAAGTATTCCAACATCTCTTTCTCCCAACAAGTAGGGTTCAGATTGACTACTCGCTCATTCGTGACCATCTTTGTTCTGTCCTTCGTTACGCAGATTGTATGGCCTTCTGTTGCAGAGTAGAGGTTGAGTATTTCCGCCTCAATCCCATGCTCTTTAAACCACCATTTTGCAAGAGTCGCGGCATCATCGCAATCTCCGGTCAGGTTATTCTCAACAAGCGTAACAATCCACTGCGTCCAATCGCCTGCTTTGTCCTCCTGCCATGTAAAGAGAGCCATTAAAGACTCTAGTCCACAAGCCCTTAACGCCACCATCTCGTTTTTAACCAAATCAATCTCATTCAAACGAAACAGCCAGAACACGCAGTTTCTGATGAAACTCCAAATGGGCTTGGAGAAATAAACCGCTATCTTTCTGATGATGATTTGAAAAGTGGTCATATCAAGCCCTCACAAAAACTAAATTGTTAAATATTCTGTTTCGCAACCTGTGGGTATCCGCGTGTTTTGCGTGGCCCAGCCAGCTCATGACGGATGGTGTGATTTCACTCAAATTCATAATCCCCGCGGCATATAGTCTGGCAAACTTACATAGCTTCCTTCGGGTGCGTTTGACGTTCGCTTTCCTTAACAGTCGGTACTCAGGGAATATCCTGTATCCCAGGAAGTCTACGCATCTCCGCCACAGGGGAAATATCTGCGTTTTCCCGTTCAGGGCAAGGCGAAGAACGTCCCTGAGAAAGGAAGCAATCGTGGAAAGAATGTATTGCAGGTAGTTCTTGCTGAAATGAAAAATAATAATATCGTCCATGTACCTGATATAATACTTAATTCGGCAATTCTCTTTCACGAAATGATCCAATTCGTTCAAATAGACATTCGCCCAGAGTTGGCTTGTCAGGCTCCCGATGGGCAGGCCGCGCTCATCGCCGGTGCTGTCGATGATCGTGTCAATTAAGTTAAGGGTTTCCGGGCAGGCAATGCGCCTGCGAATAATTATTTTTAATGCTTCGTGGTCGATGGATGGAAAATACTTTTTGATGTCCGCCTTTAAGCAATAGACCCTCCCCCATCTTCGGTGAGCGTCCCTGATAAAGCGTGTGGTTCTCTTGACGCCGGACAAAACGCCCTGGCCCACTCGGCAGGCGTAACTGTCATGGATCATAGAGCGCTCAAAAATCGGTTCAATAATATTGCAAAGCGCATGATGAACAACACGGTCGGTGAAAGGCAGGGCCGCAATCAACCTTTCCTTTGGTTCGTAAACCGTAAAATACTTATAGGGGCTGGGTTTGTAGCTTTTCCAAATTAAGTGATTTTGAATGTTGATGAGGTTTTCTTCCAGGTTCTGGGAGAATTTTAAAACCTCGTGTTTGTAGCGCTTCGCACGGCGGGCCTTGAGGTAGGCCAGATGGATGTTGTCAAAATCACAAATCTGGGAATACAGGTTTTTGTAGGTCTTCATAAAACCCCCGTCACGAACGTGCCTGTTTCATCGCTTACTAAAGGCACGCACCCTTTTTTATTTTTCACCTTTCGGTGAGGGTCATGATTCCAAAGCACTAAACGCACTGCACCCAGGATCACTCCTGAGCGTCTGGCCTAAAATCCTGAGCTTTGCAGGCGCGGAAGCCGATGTTGTAATTCGCGTTGGACGGGGCGTTGTTCAAGTTCAGATAGAACACCCCGGCATTGGCACCGTTGTTGAAGTTGCCCCCGCGGATAGCCGCCCGCACAGTATACAACCATGCCCCCTTCATGTTACGGCCTTAATCCAGCCGCCCAGCAGGCGCCCGATTTCGTCAAGGCGCTCGCAGTGGTGGCCGTATTTTGAAACCGTCATGATCTTCAAATCTTTCGACAAACGGATGAGAAAACGCAGTTTCTCCAGCTCGATGTCGATTTCATACAGTTTGCCTTTTTTCTGTCTTAGCTTGTTGGCATGAACGATCATTTTCCCGATTTCCAGCATCGCATTTTCGATTTGCTGGCCTAAAATAAAACGCTGATCCTTCGGAAACCTGCCGATAATTGGCAGGCTGTAAAGCATCAGATCGTAATACTTTTGGTAGATAATCAATTCCTTCATGTCGCTCATAAGACAGACTCCCAGAAAATCAGATAACAGAATCTCATAAAGCTTTGCAGGCGCGGAAGCCGACGAGGCAAACCGCGTCGGACGGGGCGTGGCTCAAGTCCAGATAGAACACCCCGGCACCGGCACCGGGGCCGAAGCTGCCCCCGCGGATAGCCGCCCGCACAGCGCTTTTACTGAAATAATAAGAGTCGTTCCCATATGACGCCGAGCCACTGGCGCTAGACGTGCCAGGAATCGCGAAGGCCTTCAGGTCATTGTCCGCGTCGCGCAGGCTGTCAATCCTATGCCCGCTGGTCATAGCCACACCCGTATCGGAGCGCAGGGTAATATCGCGGGTAATGGTTTTGTGAATCCAGAACGTCGCCACGCCGTCCGCCGGTGTGCCGGAAAGCGTCAATGTGTTGGGTGTGTTGGCTGTAATCGCGTAGGATGCGCCTGCGCCCGCCGATGCCTCAGGAATGTATGCCTGGCAGGATTGCGCCGTTGCCACAGCGATAGCCTTGGTTGCGCCGCTAACTTGCAATTCCTCGTTGTCCTGAAAAACTCCAGTCGCGCCCAAAAGCCCCAGCGTACCGAATGTTCCGGAATCGCTGTCGGACACGATGACACCCGTGTGGCCAGTCGTTGCGCCCGTCACCGTGTCGCCCAGCGCAAACGCCGCCGTCTGGCCGTCATAGCCCAGATAAGTAATTGCAAACTCGCCCACTTCCGTGCCGTTGGCAACTGCCTTTTTAACAGAGGACACGTTTAAATCTTCATCATTCTGAAATGCGGCTGTGGTTGTTCTTCTTAATCGTAAAAGCCCGGTCGTTCCCAAATCAATGACCTGCGTTACGATACCTTTAGCCCCAGATGTAGCGCCGACAACCTCATTCCCTACCGCGATAGCCCCCTCTTCCGCGTCGTATTTCAACCAAGTTTCCCAGTTCTTTTTCCAATTCACGCCCGCGCCATCCGCCGTCAAAAGAGATGTTGCACTTACCGTCCCGCGTCCGAATGGGCTGCCCTCGTAGCTCATATCCAGATTGGCCGAAACCTGCGGGTAGCCATTGGTGTCCATCATCATACAGACCCACTCGTAAACGAGTCCGTTCAGGTCATACACGCCGGACGCAAGGTGGTTGTGCGCCCACGTTGCAGGCCCGCTGCCGGGAAGGGCGCGGTTATAAGTCGAAACTTCCGCCTTTAGGTGCTTATCCAGTGTGGCGATTTCCGTCGTGAAGGTAGAATCAGTAGGCGGGTTGACGTTACTATTCCCGCCGTGGGGCATAGTGCCCTGCTTTTTGGCCAGAAATGCAATGGACGCCCACATCACGTCAGTTGTGAGGAACCAGCCTTTGCCCTTATTGGCTGCCGCGATCATGGATTGCGGAAAGGTGATATAATCCCATACCGGATCGCCCGGCTTGGAAACTCCCGGCACGGAACCTGCCGCGCCGCTGTGGGCCACGTCATACCACGCCAGCCCCTGTTCATTGACTGCCGACGGCTGAGAGTTTATGTATTTGTCCATCTCGAATCCGCCAAAGGTAATGTCGGTCAAACCCGTATCCACACCTTTAAACGGCGGGATGGAAACGCTGTGATTGTTGTAATTCTTTTTATATCCGCTAGGCATTAGAGCACCTCCGTTTCTTCGTTCAATGTTAAATCACCGCCGACTCTGCCAGTCTGGAAATCTGCCAACGCAAGCCCATTGGTATAGGCCAGCGACCCGTCTTCTTGCAGTGTAATCCCCAGATTGGCCGCTTCGTCGGCCAGCGCAGCCATGTCGTCGCAGGCCATTGTTACCACCACCCCCCACGAGCGCAAATCGCTCTCATCGCCGTGCGCCGAATACCCCGCTGTTACGCGTGGATTCAGTTCCAGCACTTCCAGCGCGTCAAACAGCGCCTCGAATTTTTCAACCGCTGCGGGAATCATCCCCGAAAATTCAGCTCTCATTATATCCTCCTTGCTTGCAGCGTCCATGTGCCGGACGCCAGATCAATAGTTCCTGCGGTTTCATTTTGCAGCCGCACCTTGCAGCTATTGGCCGCATCCACCCACGCATTGCAGGTAATCCCTTGTAAGTCATAGGGCGCAATCGCCTGAACGCTCACACTACCCAGCGTAGCGCCGGGATATGGCACAGCGGCAGATGTTTCGCCAACGCCGTCAGCCAGCGAACCGGGATTCCAAGTGAAAGTCACAGGCGGCAGATAGGACAGGTCTTCGACAAGGTTGGTGCAGTCTGTCCCCATCATATACCCTACCTCAATCCATGCCCAATTCGTAGTATCCACGGATGGGTCGGTTGTCCCGGCACCGTTAGTTTTTCTTCGATACGGGCGATAATTGACGGGACTCCACACGACATTTCCTATGACGTATGTCGTGCCAGAAACCCATTTGACGGCAGAAGCACTAGACGCTGCAGCATCCGCCGCTGCCTCTGCGTTCAGCTCGCTTGCCGCCGCTGCAACCGCCGCCGCAGATGCAATGACTTGTTTTGAATTAACATCCGTCTGAAGCACGTTTGCCTCAGTGACAAAGGTTGATAGCGCCGCAAGAAAAGCGTCGGCAAGTGTTGAAAATGTTGATGGGACTGCTCTGGACGGTGCTGGCGGTAAAGGGGTAATTGCCATGATATTTTCTCCTTAATTGGTTAAGTGAGGCCTTCCACCTCAATTGAACATATTGCATAATCCGGGTAACTGATAACGATGTTGAAATCCCTGTAAAATCCCAGCATAATCATTTCCGGGTAGATGTCTTCATCCGCGCCGATGTAGAGAATAACCGTCGCCCGGTATGAGGCCAGCATCCGCTTGATGTACGGAATGGAATTAGTCGGGATTGCAACGTCACAAGTCATTTTGTCCGAGTATGCTCTTTCGGTGATTACCGTATTGCCGAAAGCGTCGGTGTCTTTGACGCTGTAATCCGTAATTCCGATAGAGGGACTGTATTGCGTATTTCCGATGGACATTTGTTTACCGATGATAATCGTTCCGACTTTTGCCGTGCCGCCGGTGTAAGTGATCGTAATGTCCAAAACAGTATTGAGGAAAAGTGACATGCCGAGCTTTACTACTTTGTCCATCGTTGTCATATCTGAAAAAAAGTAGGAATACCAGTCAACTACAGGTTCTAAGTCTATAATTGTCGAGATCGTTTCATCATACACAACACCATCGACTGGGTCGGTCAGTGTGATCCGTACGCTTGAGGCTTCCAGGTTTAGGAATGCGATGGAGTCAAAGACCTGCCCCGGCGTGATCTTGTAAGTGATTGAGGTGGCCTGGGATGTCTGTGTGCCGACCTTGTTGTCAAACGCCTTCCAGCGGTTCGTGGCCGACACTTCCAGCCATTTTGGAACGGTTTCTAAAACATCAAGAGGCGGGTAGTTGCCCTGATTTCCGGCGGAGAGGGACTCATAAACTTTGTGGACTTTATCCGTTGACGCTGTGATAGTCGGGTGTGCCGCGCCCTGATCCGCCAGCTTGTTGGCTGTGCCTGTTACTCCTATCACTTCACCCAGTGTAAAGGCGCCTGTACGTTCGCGGACGTAATAGGTCAGACTGGTGATCTTTTGGACGGCAACGCAGGTCTTTGAGGACGTTTGCCCGGTCAGAATATCACCGGCAACCCAATCATCCACGGGCGCAACATCAAGCGTCAGGATTTCCAGCCCTGTTGCCACCATGCAGTAATCACCGTCGCCGTAAACCGTCGCCATCGCAAATTCGGTATAGTCAGTTTCCGGCACGTTGGAGCTGGTGAGCATCGCATCGGTGAGTGTGATTGGACGTATGATTTTCATTGTTATGCTGCCCTCTCCGCCGGTAAGCCGTCATAGTCAAATTTTTCAAGGGTCTTCGCTGTTTTCTGTGTATTTTTTGTCGTCTGATATGAGATAGCTTCCAGCCGGTCAATTTTCGCATTCAGCTTTTTGATTTCGGCAAGCAAATCGGCATTACTGCTCATAAACGCCTCTGTCTTCGAGGCATTGACGATGTGCGACGGCCCTGTGTATTCCAGTTCCGGCCCTTGCTCTCCGACAAGACGGAGGCCACCGGAGAACGGTCCGCCGGATGCGTATCCGGGAGGCCTCTCTCCAAACATGTCTTCGTATTGCTGCAACAATAAATCATACTCGTTCCGTGCGGCATTCAGATTGATTTGCGCCGTATTCAGTTGCGATGCGGCGGCATCCCTTCTTTGTATGGCAGCCGATACGGTGGGATCGGTATCAGGCGCGGAATAATTCATTAAGGCACGGGCTTCATTAAATTCCTTTGTGTAACTTGACCACGCCGCTTGATGTCTTGCATAGACCTCCCAATTCTTTGTCTGGTAACCATGACCCTGAAATTTTGTTCCTGTTGCATAATTCTCAGGAGTCCAATAAAACCCATCGAAAAGATTTGATTCGTTGGCTACTATATTTTGATAAACCTGCCTGGCCGCCTCGGATTCGGCTTTTGCTTGGGCAAAAGCCGCATAACTAACTTCCTGCCGTGTTGGCTCAATTTCTGCTTGTCGTTGATAAAGGGTTGTTTGGGCCGTAAGTACGCTGCCCGTTAAGGTATCAAGCGTTGATTGCATGGCAGTAATTTTCGCCATGAATTTCTCTTTTTCACTGGCAATACTCAAATCGACAAGCTGCCTGATAAGGCCAACCGTTGTCGTCGTTGCGGTTAAGATTCCTTCAAGGCTGCTGGTCTGTGTTGTTTCGCCAGAGATCAACGCGTTAAGCATTTCCTCTGAATAAGACGTATTCAGGTTCTGGATGTTTTTGATCGCGTCCTGCGTGGCGTTCCCTGTGATAACCTGCGCCGTCTGTTCGTTAGTCAATTCATTACCGATTGTAATTTTCCCTGTTTGATCAACCAGCAATTGATTGCCAGATACAATCAAGCCGTTTTGATCTCTGATGATAAGATTGCCGTTGATGATTTCCGCCCGCTGAAGGTTGATTGTGCCGGTTACGGTGGATGTGCCGGATGTAATGGCCTGCGCCACCGTTGCGGCATCATTCATGGCCTGCAAAGCGGCGGAGCTTCCAGCCACAAGTAGTTTGCTTTGCGCAGCCACGTTGTTTTGATCTAATACGGCAAGGGCTTCTTTCGTTGCCTTTGCCTCTGATACAGCAATGAGGCCGTCGGAAGTTGTTTGTTTGAGAACAGATATTGCTTCCCGGGCTGCTACCGCTTCCGCGCTGTTATTGCCGATCAGCCCCTGTTCAACCGATTTCAAATAATCATTGATGACGCCGGCGGATTCGATATGCACCCCGGTTTTGATCTTTTCCAGCCAACTATTGCCCAGCGCGATTTGCCCCGTCTGTGTTGTGGTGAGGACATTGGCCGCCGTGATGATGCCGTTTTGATCATGTAGCAATAAGACCTGTTCACCATTGCCGTTCACGATTGCCGTGGTCTGCTGCTGAAGCAGTCCGCCGATGGACTCTAAAAGTCCGGCCTGCCTTTCGAGAGCTTCTAGGTTCGGGTTTTCCTGCGCGAGCTCATCCCTGATCTGCTCAAGCACGTTCACCTGTGTCTCAAGCAGGGTGGCGTGATATTCGTTCCAATCAATCATCCCTTCGCTGATCGTTTTCGCCTGTTCGAGAGCCAGAAGCATCTTGCCCTGATCTCTTGTGTAATCCAACGCCGTGCGGCTTGAAGCGAGGCTACCGGCCAGAAGTTTATCAGCCGCACCGGGCAGGGCCGAAAGAGCCTCTCTGTCGCCCGTCATAGCCACAGCAAAGAGAGATTCAAAACGTTGAGTCTCCGCCGCGCCGCCGCCACGGATTGATTCCTGGGCGTCCGTCAACGATTTGATGATGTTGCGATATTCATTTGCAGCACTTCTGGAGGCGGAAGCAGCACTACTGGCAAGCGATATTTGTTGAGATATAGCATCCGCGGCTTCAGAGTTGGCCTGGCTGATTTTTTCCGCCCAATCTTGCGTCAGCCAAACTAATTGCTGCAATGGCCGCAGAGTCGAATCCATTGCATCAAGTTCTTTTTGGCGTTCGCGGGCAAGTGCTTCTTCAGCCTTGCCTTGTAATTCAAGCAATTCGTTTTCAAATTCAAATCTGGTATTTGCCAAATCTTCCAGATAAGAGTAGTATTCATCTGCTGATTCCGCCAACTTGAGCAATGTGATATAAGCGGACTGGCCGGATGTAGTGGTAAGGTCTAAACTCTCCACGATGGCGCGGTATCCGTCGCGGGTGGCCGGAAGTATCATGAACATATCTTTAAATACGCCGGCAAGTTGCTCCTGAAGCCGTATTTGCTTTTCCGCATCCGTGAAAAACTTGTCATAATAAGTGGAAGCAATATCCGTTAATGTTTCGAGGTCGCCCGCCAGTTTAATAAGAGCCTCTGAAAAGGCAATGGTCTTGTCCGTTGCCGCAATATAGGATTGCCCAGTCTGCGAGAGGACTTCCAGCACGATTTCCTTGTCCACCATCAGTCGGACGGCGGTATCCGTCAGGGATTCACCGACTTCCTGATAGCCCTTTAAAAGTGCGCCGAACAAGGTTTGAACTGCGGCGTCTGCCTGGGCGGAGAAGAACTCGTTGATCGCCTTGCCGATCTGCTCGGCGTTCATGCCGTCAAGGGTCAACATGCCGCCTGGAAATACATAAGCCAGCGTTCGTGCCATATCCTGCCCAAGCCCGACGGTCAACTCAATCAGCGTATCCGACAAATCCTGATAGACCTTAGACATTAAATCGACAACGCTGGCATCAAGGGCAGCAGTCTCAAGCCATGAAGAATATTTGTCGCTACGGAACCATCCACCCTTTTTTTTGCTGTTCATCTGCCGCCATGCGTAGCCACCAGTTCCGCCCCCATGACTAAACTCGCCGACTGAGCCGCCGGTTATGCCGATGCCTGACCCGCTTGACCAATATTCTGTTTTCCCGCCAAATATTCCATTTAAAATTGACACTCCAAGGTCTTGCACCCAACCTAAAGCCTTGTCAATAATACCAATACCCGTCCATTGTTTACTTTCGTTAACTCCCCACCAACCAGGATATGATGTTCCTGCTACAGGGGTCCATAGTTCCACGCTCCCCGTCCGAATAATGGAAGTCACCAGCCCTGTGATATTGTCGTTGAGGCTTTTCATTTCGTTGTAAATACCGCGCAGTTCGTGGTATTCCATTTCGTAGGTGTCTTGCAGAAGTTCCCATGATTTCGATATAGATTCGCTGCCGACGTCATCCGCCGCACCCAGAACGGTGCTTTTGCCGATATAAGTAGGGGTAGAAGTAGTAACTGATCCGCCTCCCGCGCCGTTGATTGATGTTCCAATAGAGGCCAACAATGCCCCCATCGTGGCCGCCATTGCCGCGATGCGGGCAAAAGCGGTATAGGGATCACCCAAGCCTTGTGTAGCGATAGCCGCAACTGCCTGAACGACGGCAACGGCTTTTTGCGCCACTTCCATTGTCTTAGCGGCTTCCTTCCACCGGTTTGCCGCCGCCGACCCTTCGTCGTATATTCCGGCAATGTCAGTGAGTGCCGATTGAAGCTGCCCGAAACCGGTAGCAATGTAATCTGTTTTTGTTTTAAAAAGGTTGTATTCGATTTGAGCGCGTTCTTTGGCTGCTTTCTTTTCGGCAGCCACCACGTCTCCCGTCGCCGCGATCTCTTCTTTCTTGATTCGTTCAATCCAATCAAGCTGCACTTGCCGATATTCATCTTCAAAGCCAGTCAAGTCTTTATAAAGCTCCAGCTTATCACGCAGTAACTGGCCATCGGCGTCATATTGCTTTTTAATTTCTTCGGCTGTTTCCTGCGCGCCTTTTGCAATGGAATCCTGTTTTGCTTTTTCATACCGGTCAAAATTCTCTTTAGCTTTGATCTGTTCTTGCAGGTATTCGTCATACCACTCTTTGATTGCCTTGGATTGCCGCTGCAATTCGATTTCGTCAATCAACTTCAAATCGGCGTTCGGATTGGAGCGCATCTTGGCCATGTCGCGCTCGATTTTAGCTAACTTTTTATCAAGATCGTCCATGCCCGCCGTGGCCTTTTCAAAATTCAGGTCTTCAGCCATCCTTTTCCATTCTTCACGGGGCTTTTGAGCAGCCGCAATCGCTTTTTCGTCTGCTATAACTGCCTTTTCCGTGGCCGTGGTTGCTTTCCGCGCAGCCAAGACCTTTGATTCTGCTGCGTCCGCTGCTGCTTTTGCAGCCGCCTTCCCTTCGGCGGTCAAGGACTGTTCTAATGCAATCTGCTTTTTTGCCAACGCTTCTAAAGCTGCCTCATTTGCCTTATAACGCGCCTCATATTCCATATTCGCAGCAGCCGCCCGGTCAAACCTTTCCGTTGAACTCTTGACGCCGAGCGCCTTTCCAGGGCCGTAAAGCAGCATTTGCGCGGATGTCATTGTGCCGCCCAGCTTATCAAGCAGCATTGCCAGCCGCCGGATTTCCGCCTGAATGTCAATCAATGCGATTCTGAAATTCACGCCCCATTCGGCAATCTTTTCTTTGCTATTGCCGGACAATTCGCCATTGAGGTCGGTAATTGCGCCCGTGATTGTTTCAATGATTTCTGCCAGTGCGGGAGTAAAGGCCAGCCCAAAAGCGACTTTGAGGTTTTCAACGTGCCGTTGCATGGAAAGGGTTTGACCCGCTGCCGTGTCCATTGTAGCCGCGTAAAGACCGGCGTATTTTTCGCCCTCAATCAAGACGGCGTTCATAACAGCCTGCGCCCGCTGTCCGGCGTCAATCGAGCCTTTCACAAGGTTGTTTGTTTTCTCAAAATCACGATAGGCTTTGTCCATGTTAATCATGAGCCCCATCGTTTTAAATATTTCCGTTTCCCCTGAACGGATGCCCTGAATCATGCGGGTGAACGCTTCCGATGAATTGATATTGGCGACGCGGGCAACATCCTGGGCGACGCGGGCAAGGTCTGCGGCTTTCGCAAGGTCAAGCTGGGCAACAACCATCTTCATGGCGTTTTCGCGGGAGGCGATAAGGGAAATTCCCATTTTCTGCATCCCCTGTGCGGCCTTTTCCATCTGTGCGCCGGTATAGCCAGCCGTATTACCGGCAACTCGCATGGTCACACCGAGCATTTCATAGCGGGCCGCCAGCATGGTTGCATCCTTGATATACTGAGACAGCTTCAACGCGCCATAGGACACGGCAAGCGCCTTGACAACGGAAGCCATTTGCATGAAGCTCCGATTGGCCGACGCGGTTGCGGATTCAACTTTCTTTGTCGTACCTTCAACTTTGGCCGCAGCTTGCTCTAATCCGGCGAGGTCTTTGGACGCCGTGACAACGCCTTTGGAATCCACCTTGATATATAAAGAGGCAATATCACTCATTTTTTATTTGTCTCCGTAAGATAAGCCCGGTCAATCCGTTTCAATGCTTCAATCTCCCACGCCGTCGGTTCGCTCTTTGTCAACTGCGACCATGCTTGAATTTCGCTGTACGTCAAAGGAAGCGCCCCGAACTCCGCGTACCCGCGTCCGCCGGAAAGCTCGCAGAACCAGCCCCAAAGATAGTGCAGGCAATCCGGCATTTCGACGGGTTCAAGTTGCTTCGGCATGTTTCCTGTTTGCCTGTAAACACTTTCCAAGTTCTCCCTTAATGTCGAGCCGTCTTTCTGCCGGGCGTTGAGCGCGAACTCATGCCCGGCATACTCGACAAGCGATTCAATCAGGCTTTGATAAAATTTGCGCGGTCACCGACTGCCGTATCAACCTGTTCTTTGATCCATGGGAAACGCTCATAAAGAGCCGCCGCGTTATCTTTGTTGCAAGCCAGTTCCTTGCCGTCCACGGTCACGGTCTGCTTTTCGCCCTGTCGCCATGACTTCGTGACAGCGGCCAGAAGCTGAATGCCGTCTGCTTCCACGGATTCAATCGGAACGTTGGTATTGCGGAAACCGCCCTTGCTCATTTTCTCCATGCGCTTTTTCTGCTGCGCCCTGGATACTCTCTGAAATTCGTCGGAATCCTTGCCGAGAACGGTAATGAAAAGCCCCAAGTCCTCATTGGTTGCCGGGTTGTAAATCGAAACCTCAAACCCTGCGTTGCTTCCCTTCACTGTGTCGAGTGCCGCTAAATCCATTACTTTTTTCATGATGTTTGCCTCCTCCGGTTTAATTGTGGGCGGAGGCCGAAACCCCCGCCCGGTTAAGGGTTAAGAGAGAGTAGAATCCTGAATACTTAATGTCGTTGCAAGAGAATCAACCGTGCAAGTTACCCCGTCGTCGCCATCCGCATTGAACAGTGCGACAAACGGCATGGTCTGAACAAGACCCTTTTCGCCGTCGTCTTTGGACGCCCCGCCAACCTTGACGCACGGCAGGGTGAACGCAAGAAAATCAGCGTCGGGGTCGTTGCTGTCCGTGAAAACGCAGTTGATGGAAACTTCTGTTTCATTCAGGAAGTAATCACGGAAAGTCGCGTCCTCAAAGAACACGGTCATGTTGCCCTTAACCGCAACGCGCCCGTCGAAGATGTCCGGCTTAACGTTTGAACCAACAACGGGTTCTGAGCTTAAATTAGCCGCCACATCGAAATCAAGGCCGGTCAGAAGTGCAACCTTCGTTCCCTGAACATATAGGGCGCCATTGACCGCAGCCAGGACTCCACCGGTTGCCGCCGCCAGAACCGCCGTAAAATAGGGCGAATCACCAGAAGCCTTGTTGCTGTAATTCAGCCCCATGAGCCCGAAATCAATAGTTGAAATCCCCGTCGCAGGAAGTTTCACGGCCATGCTATTAACTTTCAAATCATAGAACACTTCTGACAAGTCAACATCGGAGTAATTGTGCTCGACAGCGAACCAATCTTCAGTGTGACCTGATGCAGGAATCCATGTTTTCTTACCGACAACCGTAGTCGTGATCGGATCGCCTTTCGCATCATTAACCACCGCCACGCCGTCAAGCATAATTCCGGTCATTACCGTTGCCGATAAAGCCGTAATCAGAAAATTATGTTTGTTGTTCGCGGTGGCCGACCCACCGGCAAACCCGGTGAACCGCACCACGTCCCCGACTTTGAACCCGTCTGTAATCCATGAACCGCCAACATCATCCCGCGTGAATGTGCCAGCCGCACCCGTGGTCGAATCAGCCGCCACGCCGGTATTCCCCGCATCGGACACACCAGCCGAAAAGTCCCTACGGAGAATTGCCGCCATGAGCCGCCAGTAGGTGCCCGGCGAAAGCTCTCCGGCAATGCTGCCTTCAACCGACTGGACACCATGCCTGAAATCGGCAATCTGTCTATCAGCCCGCATTTCGTTTGACTGATAGGTTTCCTTTGTTACATTCAATGAACTTGTCACGCGCCGCAAATACTGGGCAGTATTCAGGTTTGCCGCCGGACAGGTTCCTTTCGTTGCTTGCGGAGCAAGAACGACCTTCTTTTCGATTCCACTTGCCATTGCGCACATAGTTTATTTCTCCTTTAATTTTAGTTAATATATTCCGGCAAACCACCGGATTTTCACGGGCAAAGCCCACCTGTCGCCGTCAACCCGCCCTTGGCCGATTTCCGGTGTTCGCTCTATAATCACGCTCACGGTTCCGCTGGTCAGCGTCGTGCCGCGTTTGAACGCCGTCCTGATAAGCTCCGCTCTGTCCGCCGCGGTCTTTGGACCCGCCTGAAGCGGGTACATGAGCGTTACTTGAAATATTCCCTGTTCTCGATAATACCCGTCCCCCATTGTCGGGTTCGCGGGAGTCGCTGGCATGAGGTAGGCCCTTTGATACGGGGTGCCCGTCACAGGCGTAAAAGGCACATTCTCCCACGCCGTGGATAAAGTGGGCGTCATTGCGTTCAGTTTGCTTTCCAGCGCGATTCTTACGGATGCAAGGCTCATTTCACCTCCCCCGTGGCCTGGTCAACGAAGTCCTGGAACTTGACGGCAACTAATCCAAGTATCCCTAGAGGCGCTTGCTTGCTGTGGCCCTCTTCAAGAGGGATTGCATAAGGCAGGTTGTTCGTTAAAAAATACACATGGCCTCCTGCCTTGCTTGGGATTGCCGCATTGAGTTTAGCCAATGTTACATTTCCGCTGGGATCAATACCGTCAATTTCGCCATCCGGTATGACGTCAACGCCTAATTGCCAGTTTGCTCGGAAATGCCCGCCCTCATACTCTTCGCCCACAAACCCGGCACGCCGTAACCAATGATCTTCATTAGCGCGGACGGAAACAGAGGCGTCCCATCCCTCCCACTTGGCAGGGTCGCCAACGGGCGAACGCTCCATGACGTCGTTATTGATAGCCTGCATAACGTCTTTCACAACCTTGTCGGCGTTGTCCCCGGCTTTCTTTGCGAATTTCTGAATGTCTAAAGCAAAGCTCATCATGCCCTCAAAAACACTTGACTTTTTCGGAAATTATGCGTTAAAATATCCCTCATAAAGGAGGTACTTACTATGGACAGAAAAGAGCATGTGTACGCCCTCATCAAACATGCGGAAGACGGTGACGAATTTGACTTTTTCGGGCAAAAGGTGCGCATTATCCACTTTGAAATATACGACAACGAAACACCGGGGATCGGGTCTTTCCGCTTTGTTTTGAACGATGGGAACACTCTGTATTTCCTGTTGACAAATTGGGGCGATTGATCCATTACCCGCACCTTAAATTCACATCAAATAAAACAACGGTTCCCGCCGGAGAAACGATCTTGAGCGG